TTCTTCCTTGCTCGTCTGTTTTTTCATCTTAAACCCTCGCCGCGTCATGTCGTATCGATAGCCATAATGCCAGTGTCGAAGGATCTCTCCCAGAGACATACTCCACAATAGATATTCTCGCGTGAGAGAAAAAAGCATTTCCACCTCGCAGAATATCAGCTCCAGGGTTATTTCTTCTTTTTCTTCGCACTGGCCCCCGCTTTTTTTCCGCTGTTACCCGAATTTAATTCATTAATCGTGCCGTAATAATCTCTTGCAATCGTTTCTTGCAATGTTACTACGGCCTTTGATATCTCAGCTCCTGACGCATTTTTTGAAAGGAATTCTTCTGTATAATCTTGATCAAAAAATGATGTAAAAACCGACACAAACCTGATATTATCATTCCGTGTTTCTGCCCTATGTTCATTTGTATACAAGGTTGAAGACTTAAGCATCGCCTTTGCTTGTGCTTCTACGCTCAAATCAGCAAAATCATCAGGCAAGTTATATGTTCCCTGCTTTTCAGTTTGCGCGTTCATTTCATCTAGGAGCGGAATTTCTATTCCCGAAGGAATAAATCCGCAATCAAAGTCCTGTTCTGCGACATGCACCATCTTTTTTTCTCTTTGCTTCACGTTCATAAATTCTTTCGCCATTGTAACCCCCAAAAGTTACCCCATGAGACTGTGAGGCGGAAAGGCGCATGGGTTACGCCGTTCGGGCCAGGTCCCTATTCCGCCCCACATACGAAAGGAGAGAAATGGATTAAGCGTCATCCGATATGATAAGTAGCTGATCACCTGCGGTTCTGGTTGTATCGAGTTCGGCCTCAAACTCGAAGGGAATCTCCATTGCCTGATCATCGTCGTTGCTGCTCTTGAATGCCATGTTCAGCCCGCTTGCAAGATTGGCCTTATATATCCATAGCGTTTTTGTTTTTTCGACTGTTGCGATGTACTCAGTGTTGGTGAATCTCAGGTCAACATCTGTTAGCGTAACCAGTCCGCCGGTGCTGAATGTCGTGCTTGCTGCCGGTGTGTAATCGGTGTTGATTGTGATAACCTGTGACTCGGTTGTGACGGTTGTGGAATCCCAGATGATGATGCCCCACTTGTCACCGTTTTTCACTGTTACAAAGTCCGTTTCCTCAGTCAGTCCGCTGTCAGTTCCACCAGATACGCTGTTGACCGTAGGGCAAGTACCATCACCCATCTGGTGAGTGAATTCGATAAATTCATTGTATGCCCAATCTCCGGACGCTACTATCTGATTAGCGGCTTCGACCTCTGCAGCTGCAACGGCTGTAACCGTATCAATACCCTCGCCCCTGAGCTTGTCGATTGTGGGCCAGTAGAGTTCAAGGAGCGTAAACGCAACTTTCGCCGTATGAAGACCTACAACCCTTTTGCACGCGGGCGAGTTGTCGGCCTCGGTCTTTACAATTTTCAAAAGCTCCTCTACCGATATACCCCGCGCAAGTCCCAGATTGACCCAGTTGGAGCCGTCATCGACGGACACCTCCACCTTGGCCGACCCCATCCATAATTGACTTTCATTCTGTACCGATGTTGCGTAAGTTGGCATCGTCTATCTCCTTTTCATCTTCTTTTTTGCTGTCCTCTTTTACGAGTTCAGGCTTTATTTTCTTTGCCGGTTTTGCCTTTGGCTTTGCTTTGCGTGGCCATATTTTCCGCATAAATCCTCCTTTAGAAATCCGTCGAACTTGTGATATATTTGACAGCGAATTTCAGAGCCGTAGCGCCTGTCTTTCTGTCCGCTTGCTCGATATTGCTGGTCTCGTCCGTGATCATTGATGTCCCGACCGCGAGACAGCCCCAGGTGTTGTTATCCATCAGGCATTTGCGAAAATCCGCGATGTAGTCCCGCATTTTGGCCGGAGCCGTGCTGCCCGAAAAGCAGATCTCGCATTCGAAAAAAAGCTCGTTTGAGGTCCTGCCGATAACCGGGCCCTCATAATTATTTGTAGCATCGCGCCACATTATCCCCGGCATTTCATTTGGTTCCAGTGGTGTGGTCCGCCATTCGAAGATGTGCTTTCCCAGGTCCGTTTGATACCCGTTGGAAATCAGGATTGCCTTGAATGCCGTACCCACTGCCGTGCATATGCTCTGCCGTTTGCTGCTCATGTTATGCCTCGTCCTGGCTCAGTATGAGTCGTGTCGTTCCTGCGCCGTCTGGTTTGATACCGATGATCTCGTAGGCCGTGCCTGTGCTGCGAGTGATTATATCTCCGTGATTGACAACACCATCAACGTCCGCCGTCATGACCAGCGCAGTCGGAGCCGTTGTTTCGATCTCCTGCGTTTCCGGATTAACGGCCTCATAGGGATCATCGAAAATCCCCTTGATGGTCAGTGCCGTCATGCCCGCAAGGCCTAAAGTCAGGGCTTCGCTGAACTCGTCATTGCTGAAAAACGTGCTGTCGAGATCCGTTAGGATGTCAGTCTTCAAAGTCATGTTTTGAGCCTTAAAAGAGAGGGGCCGAAACCCCTCTCTAGGTTTGTACTGCCCTTGGTTATGTGGTCATGTTGCCCAGGAGATATGCTGCCGCCGAGAACACCAGAACCTCGTCCGTGTTGTGTCGTACCCGGTAGACTTCAGACCTTGTCTGCTCTTCGTAATACTGTTCAGTCACAAGGTTTGAGGGGCTATCCCCAGTCCAGAGCATTGTCCGTGCGACGCAGGGCTCTTTAGGGTTCCAGCCAGAGGTTGCCAGCTTCGCAACCATGGCGTACTCGGTTCCCCAGATTTTTGAGGTTGCCGTGGCTTTGCCCTTCTTTCCAGCATCATAAACCTCACTGCCGACAAGGATTTTCTCAAGCCCGAAATACTGAGCAAGAAGGTTTTTCTGTGCCTCGTAAGGAAGGAAAAGATGTGCTTGTGTGTACTTGATGTAATCTTTGATTTCCGCGCACACCATGACGTTGTCAAAAACCGATTTGGGCAATATCAGCGCGTTCGGCATCAACCCTGTTGCGTCGAGGATGGCATTGACAGCCGTAAGGACGTTTGATTTGGGAACCGCGTTTGTGGCATCATCCCACTCATGCGTGATGTCGTGTGCCGTGAAGTTGGTTGTATTGAAAAGAAAATCAGCAATCCTCTTCTCCTGCGATCTGAGCAAGATTTCTGTTGCCCTGAGTGTTGCGACTTTTTCTGCGTCGAACAGGTAAGCATACATCTTGCGCTCGACGTCATCGAGGGGCTCTTCAAAACCAAACTCCTCGCAGTTGTATGTTCCGGTTTCCCACTCGAAGTCGTCGCGGGTATACCCGGCCTTTGGTGCGCGTTTGATGTCCGGGAGTTTCAGCAGGGCTTCCAGGGGAATCTTCGGATAATCTGCGGTTTTTTCCGGAACGGGGAATATGGGCATACATTCGAGCCCGATGAAACGCTTTCGGCTCTCTTCAACAGCGAACTCATACGCTATCTGTCCAAGGTCCGGCCTTTGTACTGTGGTTGAACTGGTTGGTCTCATATCATCACCTCCTTATGAGGTCCGCAGCTTGCGGGTGTACTCAAGCCATGCGCCGAGAATGATGACATCGTCGGTGCCGAGAGTACCGTCTGTGGGTTGTATTGTGAGTGTCATGACGCAGGGAGAAGCGGCCACATCTGCCGCAGCCAGGGTCAAAGTTTCCTCCTGGCAGGTTTTGGTTGTTGCGTCGCCTGTCATGGCCGATGAGGTTCCGCCAAAATCAGCATCAGCGTCATACACTGCGGCATCCGCATTGTTAAACGCTTCGACCAACCAGGTCACGGCATCGCCAACCGTTGCGCCAACCTTTGCCGCCAGAACATGGAGCACAACATCAGCCGTTGCATCCAAATCGGGCGGAATTACCACGCTTGTTGAGATCGGATCGGGATTTGCATGGTTGTTCCACCGGATACCGAAGCTCTCGTCCCCCGCGTTCCACCCTGGAGTTGTGCCGGTAGCGTCTGCAAAATCAGCAAGCACCGTTCCGTCAGCTTCAGTGAATCCACCCAGAGGCAAGTTAATTATTGCCTGTGCACTGAGAAGATCCGTATAAACTTCACCGAGCGCCGCTTCGACCGTTACTTCATCGGTCTGCAGGCCTGCATCAGCATACGATACCGTTGCCGCCGTGGTTGAAAGAACTGGAGAAACAATGATCTCGATAATCTCCGCTGCCGTAGCACAGAGAGTTTTTGCAACACCGATTGCCGAACCGCTGGAAGTATCCGAGGCCTTTCCGTCAGCCGCGCCGTAGATCGTAGCGCCTACGTCCCAGGCGTCAGCACCTTCGATTTCCATCGTGCCGCCCCAAGTAAAGAGTTTGACAGAAACCGGGTAAGTGTCATCAGCCGCGATCTCCGTCACACCGATTGCAGCTTCACCTGCATCAGCGTAAATGACATCTATCGGGACCTGTGAGCCGGCTGTATCAATCTTGACCCTGCGATGTGCCGCAAGGTCTTCACCTGCTGAAAAAGTAATAATTCCATCACCAAAAGGCATCAGACACCTCCTTTGTTTTGGGCCTGAATATAGGCCGCGTGAGCTTCGGGGTTGATCCGTGCGACTGCCTGGATGGCATCGCCCTTAGAGCACTTGTTTGATTCCATGTGCTCTGTTACCAGGGCATCAAAGGTCTTGGGCTTTTTGCCTTTGTCTTTGTCGCCGTCCTCGTCGATCTTCGCCCCAGGAATTATCGGGGTGCCGTCTGCGTTGAATGCGTCCTTGTGCTCTCCGAGCAGAACCTTGTATGCCGCGTTGATCTTCATAACCGCATCCGGCAAAAGCGTGCCGTCACGGAGAAGTGTTGCGACAAGCGCCTCCTGTCCGGGGAATGCTGCCGCCTGAATTCCTGCGATCCGTGCGCGTTCGGCTTCTACTGCACCAGCCGCGCCCTCGAGCTTCCCTTCTTCGAGTCCTTCAGTTTTCCCCTGCGTATAACCTGCCTGAAATCCGACAGTTCCGCCTTCATCCGAAATGGCCTTATACGCTTCAGGAAACTGTGCTTTAATTTCCGAAATGTTCATAAAGTTGCTCCTTTTAGATTTTTTAGATTTGCTTCGAATTTGGAAAATGCCCTTGCCATAGCCATGTCACCGACGGCTAACCCTTGATGGACTGAATCGAACGTGGCGATACCATCCACGAGCCCAGCCGTTACCGCTTGCTGTCCGAGGAATACGCGCCCCTCGGCCATATTGGAGAGCACCGTCTCCGTTGATACGCCCCGGAATTTTGCAATATCCGAGACGAAAATTGAGTATATGTAGTCTACGCGGGCCTGAAGGATCCCCTTGTCCTCGTCGTTGAGTTCGCCGCCCGCGTCGATGTGTTTATATTTCCCCGCGTAAAACTTGGTTTCATCTTCCCACTTGTCTGTGATGTGAGTGAAAATCACACCGATATGGCCGATCATATTTGTCTGTCCTGATATATAAACCTTGCCAGAAGCCGAACCGAGCCAGTATGCAGCCGAGGCCATAACACCATCGCAGTATGTCGTAATTGGTTTCTGTCCGCGCCCCTCGTAAATTTGAGATGCAAGCTCCTGCACTCCAAGGATAGAACCGCCGGGACTGTTGACTAAGAGAAGGATGGACTGTACAGCGTCATCGACGAGCGCCATAGCAAACGCGTTGGATATATCGTCAACGGTCATGCCGCCAAAAAGGAAACTGAGGAAAGAGGAACCCTTTGTAATCGGCCCAGTGATTTCAATTACGGCCACACCAGCTTGAACGGTATAGAGATTTTCAGAACGAGAAGGCCCGAAAGAATCGATGCTTGCCTTTATTCCCTCCCAGTTGATCTTGTCCCCGCGCATGTGCGCCGCGTAGACCTGCCGAATTTCGGTCAGGCACTCGGGAGAGATCGCCCAGGGGCTTGTGATTATATCCAGAATCTTCATTATTCTTCGTCCTCCTTTTTAGGCTGTCCGGGGATTGCTGTCGGGATAGGCGGAGCGGCTTCCACGTCAAGGCCGTCCTTTTTACGGGCATCATTTTCTTTGACGCGCTGTTTGTGGTTTGCGTCCCAATCGCCGCCGGTCATTTGAGCTGTCTCGCTTGATAGGGTAGAGAAGCCTGCATCAACTCGGTCTTTTGCCGCCGCGACCTCGTCTTTTTCGTTGATCATGCCTCTTGCTGGTCCGATCCATTCCGAGCCGAGATATGCTTGTCGCATAATTGGATCAGTGAAAAAGCCAGGGGCATGTATACGGCCAGAAGAAACCGCTTCATACATCCAAACTTCGTAAACGATTTGATGAAAATTCTCGGTGAACCAGGACCGCTCCATGTAGAAATATTTCCAGGCATCGAGCAGAGCCGCCCGAGCCGCCGAATATGATGAGGTGAAATGTTTTATAAGGAGTTCGAACGGGAGATTTACGGCAACCCCTACCTGTCGGAGTATGGCCTGGACGAAAACATCAAAGGAAGTGTTCGGCCTGCCGGGGTTGGAATCGTGGATCGTCTCACCCTTGGCAAGTTCCACAATCGCACCGTTACCCATTTTGTAATCATCGTCGGTGCTGGATGCCCCTGTCTCGTCGTAAAACTCATCGAGGGAAAGGCCTGTCTCGCCGGTCTCGGTTTCGATGAATACCGTGAACATTCCGGATATAACCGCCGCCATAAGTTCCGCGTCCGTGTAGTTACCCAGCTGCTTTAATGGTTCGATCACTGCCGCAAGATCAGGAATGCCCCGAGACTGTCCGGGTCTGTCAAGAGATGCCAGATGTATGATGTTTGGAAGTCCTGTCCTGCTGCCGTATGCTGGAATAGACAACCACTCATATGATTTATAATCCAGAGATCCGGGGTGATGTTTTAGAATGTGGTATGCCTTTGGAGCGCCTGCAGCCGTTTTCTCGATTCCTCCGGCCATGAGTTCGGTGTCTCGCAGATGGTCTTTGTTGCAGACCCTGTCCGCCTCTATCACTTGTAGCCGGAGAGAGTATGGATACCATGCCGGATTTATGCCCGGGGATCTGGTCAGTTGGACAAAAACATCACCGTTAAGCCGTGCCTGCCGGTAGATCATCCGGGAAAGGGAATTCCCGTTGTGAGTCCGTGCCGCGTGGCAATCCTTACGCCCCCAGAATAACCGCCATTCCCTTTCTGTCTGAGCTTCCCACGCCGTTGCAGCCTCTTCGGAAAGAGACAAAACTTCACGGTCAAGACGGCTTTGCAGCTTAATTCCGGTGCCGACAACATTGATAACCTTCGTGTCGATCGCGCCCTTTGCTATGGCATTGTTGTAATATAGGTCTCGGCTTCGGGATCGCAGTTCTGGGAGATCTGGCAGGGTATCCTTGTCTGCATCACCAGACACTGCATTCCACATTTTTGTTGCTCGTCTTTTTTTAGATGCACCAACAAACATACCGGCTGCAGCCATGGAGGCCCGCGCCTTGAATCGCTGCTGTGCTTTGACCGGGCTGAAATATCCAATGATTTTGTCAAGCCGTGTCTGCTCCACCTCGATCCTACCGCGTGAGGTTCTAATCTTCATGAGGGAGTTCCCCCCTTCACGCGACAGCCCCCGCGAGACAGGCGCTTGCACTGCTTATCCCAATAGGTGATATTGCTCTGGATCTCGGCTGCATTGGCCCTGGTCAGAGTACGGCCAGAGATTGTATATTCCTGCCCGTTTGCAACCGCGTCATCTGCCGCCATCCAGGTTGTGAGCTTTGCTGTTGCCTGTGCTGCTGTGATTCCTGCCATCGTTTTTATCTCCTGTTTCGGGCAACAAAAAAAGACGGCAAATAAGAGAGTAGGCTCCTACTTGCCGTCTTTTGATGTTCTTTTTATCGTCTCTCGTAGCGTGGCCGCGCTTTGAGAGAACCCGAATTGTCAGCTACTTATAAACTTATCCCGCTGCTCCTTTGTCTTCGCTTTTGTGGCCGTGCAGCCTGCTTCCCGTTCTCGCTTCCTGCCCTCTTTTCCTTTATTATATCCGCACGCCGGAGAAGATTTAAACCGCCCCCCGGCCATTCAGGATCTACGCATGCAGCCGCGAGACATTCGCCATCTAGGAGATCGTTTCTCCGAGATCCTATCTTCACCCATGCTTGAACGCCCTTGTCATTGATCCGCTTTTCCTCTGCCATGATGTGTTTGACGTACTGCTCATCGGTGCCACTATGGAGATATGCCCCACCAGGCTCTTTCTGCATTGCCAGCCCGAGCCGATAATGCAGGTTATCTTTCAGCCGTTCCGTGTTGAGGGATATGATCTGCAGTCCGCCTTTCAACACCTTCCCGGATGGTGTGCGTTCTCGCGGTTTCCCGACGCTCATTGTTGTGGCCAGCGGCCTGGATGCGCCCTTGGTTCCCCAGACTCTCGCACCCCTTCCAATCGCGTTATCAATCAACCAGAGTTCCGTTTCCTCAGTCATGGAAAGCCCTTCGTCCAGACCTTCTCCGCCGCCGGTGTCAACAGCTGCTCTCCATATCCTCATGGATCGCCCTTTTTCATCACCTTCGACTGGATAGGCATTATCAAAAAGCATTGCTTCAACATCGGTCCAGGAGGCAAGGTTTCCGTAATGGATGAGCCAGGAGGTATAGTCCCGAGCCCAGGCACGGACCACAAACCAGAACCCATACTTCTGAACGTCCACGCCGCAGGTCAGGCACACGGCCTCCATCGGCACGGTCTGCGGGGCAAGATCGACTTTCGCCTGGTAGATTTCAGATTCTGAGCCCCGAACGATAACCTGCTTGAATGGTTCCGCAAGGGTTGAATTGATAAACCCCTGCAATTTGCCGACATCGCCTTGACAACCGATCCATTCCCGGACCAGCTTTGAGATATTGCCGGACTTGCCCAGGAGAGAATAAAGCCTGTTGACGTGGAAACCAACCTTGCGCCGCTTTGTGGCTTCGGTACGCGGTACGGACTTTCCCTGCTCAACTGCTGCATTCTTTTCCAGCGTGGTCCAACGGCCTTCGCATTCCCCGCACTGATACCGTGCGGCTTCGATCTGCTCATCCGTGGCATTCCTGCCGCCGTCCCAGGTGATACATCCGAGCTTGTGCGGTTCTCCGTCATCGCCACGATAAACGCCTTCATCGAATCCGGACGAGTATTTTGCACCCCATCGCATCGGCTGAAACTGTCCGCAGTGCGGGCAAGGAACATGCCAGTCGTATATGACATCGCAGGTTTTTAGTTCTTTTGTAATGTTGCCTTCTTCAATGGAAGGAGTGGAGAGGATGCCAATCTTTCGATTGTAATATGATTCCGTCCTTTCAATGCCAAGGCTGATCGCGGAGGCCTCTTTCGTAGTGATCGAATATCCAGGCTTGTCGACCTCATCAAACACGATCACCTGTATAGGCCTGGATGCCAGTTTCGCAACCGAAGAGGACCAGGCCAGAGCAATAAAGGACTCATTCTTGAGTGAGATTTCTTTCTGGGTGAACTTGTCCCTGATAATCAATTTAGAGAGTTCAGGAGAATTCAGGAACATTTTTTGTATGCGTTCCTTGCTCATATACAAGGCTGTATCCTCATCGGCCATAACCAGCATGATCGGGCAGTTTCCGTCATGGGCTCTTTTGCCGACCACTGAGATCATGCCTTCGGTCCCTGCAACCTGCGCGGATTTGCAAAACACAACCTGCTCAACTTCAACATCGTCAAAGGCATTCATGACCGGGACAAGATAAGGCGTTCGAATAAGGCGGAGTGGTCCGCGCTCCTCAGAGGGTGCGGACAGTACGCGGTGCTTTTCCGCCCACTCAGAAGTTGACAACTCTTCGGGCGGAGTCCAGTTCAGTGTTTCGGATTCACGCCATTCAATTTTTCTTGCTGCTTGCGCCATTATCTCTTGTCCTGTTCCGGGCAAATAAAAAAGGCGGAAGTATGAGGTATGGTCCCATACTAACCGCCTTCTTTGCTTCTTGCGTCCGCCGTCGATCCGTCGATCTAAGGCAGAACCCGAATTGTTATTTATTTAATCTTTTTAGATTTCCCCTTTTTTGCCTGAGGGCAGTATTTGCCCTTTCGCGCATACGAGTCACGGAGCAACCGCACCCGCTTTCTAACAATATCCCGCATCTGTTTTCGTGGCTTCCCTTCCAAGATCGGAGGTAATGAATCCGCGAAGGCTTCGAGTCCTGAGGTCACGATTGACACCCTGCCCGCCCATTCGGTCTCGATATCTACCCAGGCAATCAGGCTACCATTCAGCTGCTCATTTTTGATCTTTTCGCCTTCAGCTTTTTGCCACCAGTAGAGGCGCTTTGCCTCGTTCATCGAATCATCGCCAAACTCTTCCGCCGCTCTGGACTGTGCGATATTATCCCACCACCAATCAAAGACCTCTTTAAGATTCCATTTGCCCCGGCCTGACTGAGGGCACCCGCTCTCATGCCACTTCGCAATTGCGCGAGTGGTAAGTCCGAAGAACTCGGCAAGGGACGTAGTGTTGACCTCAAGATTCATTTATGAACTCCGCGTAACAGGAAATAGGAACCGTCAAAAACTTGCTGGAAGTAGGCGAGTCTTGCGGGTCGCTGTCTC